TTTGTTGCTTTTAGGCACGATACCTAATTGTTCTGCTATGTGTAGCATTTTCCAAACTTCTTCTTCGGCTTTTGTTTTGTCTCGGTGGATTGATGAGCCTAAAACTATTTTGTCTGAATATGCTGCCACCGACAGCGAGTGAAATGGTCGCAGGTGATGTATTCGTAGAGGTGCTTCGTTCATCTTTATCTCCGAATTGATCAAGGTGCAGCCGAACATCGGCTTGAAGTTCGGGTAAAGGTTCTTGTCGTGAGCACCTACAGCAATCAATACAGCGTCAGAACTAATTGTTTGACCCTTCGCTGTTGTAACGGTTGTTCCGATGATCTTTGTTGCACGATCTTCAATGTCTGGTTTAACCAACATATTGATCGGGTTCACTAGCCACCAATCCTTTTGCATCACGGTCTTTGGGTTTCGCCAACTAGAGATTGCAGCCTGTTGCACGATGTCGCTTCCCCATTGTTTATACCAACGCCAAGATTCTTCTGCTAATTGTTTACCGTTTACGCCCAACCATTGTGGGCGTATTGTTGCTAAAGCAGCACGAGAAGCAGCGATCTCTGGCGAATCGTCAATGACGGTTGTTTGCCAACCATAGTGTTGAGCGATTCGTTGCGCTGATGAACCAGCAACGCCAGAGCCGATGATCGTTAATGTTTTGATTTCAGTATGCCTTCCATTCGCACAATAGGTCGCCCACCTTTTGTTTTGTCATACGCATATTCTTTCAATCCGAGCCGTTGATACGCAATTCTTGCCGTTTGATTGTCTTCGTTTACGACAAGTCTCCAAAGTCTGTTTGGATATAGGTCGTTGATGTGGTAAATCAAAGTAGATGCAACACCCATTCCACGCATACTAGGTATCACTCCTATTTCGTAAAGCGAGATAACCTGCTGTTTGATTAACGGTTTGGCGATGGCAAATGCTATCGGTTCAGTGCTTTCAACCCAATAAACTTCTTTTTTACGGTAAAAATCTACGAGGTTTCTGATCCCGAAATAGTCTGAAACTTGTTTACCGCATTGGCGCACAATAGATTCAATGAGTTGCCTATCAAGAATTGTTGCTGTTTTGACGGAATAACAATTGTTGGTTTTGTCTGTATGCTCGTTTTCTTTGTTCATCAGGTTTCTCCCAACCATTGACTTCACCAAGATATTCAACGGGTATTGAATTTGATCTTGCTTCAAACGCTTTCTTTGTGAGCATTGAAGGGAATGATAGCAACTGTTGTTGCATAGCGTCTATGTCGTGCCCCACATAATATCTGCCTTGAAGCATTGAGTGAAAGTCGCATAACGAAGTCTCTGCTGTTTCAAGTGTCGCTGTTGCGCCATGTTGTCTTAAACGATCAACCAAATCTTGTGAGATTTTATCTAAGACAGCGATTTCTCTTGGCGAATTACCAGTTGGCGAGTTCGGGAACAAAAGTTTCAGACCGTGTTTTGAGCCTGAACCGTTCTTATGCCCCATATCGGTCGCTTGTAAAGGCAGATCATTGACTTTCATCAACATCTCCGAAGTCTTAAATGTTGCCCATCTGCCGTTGCCCCAAACGCTTTGCAACATAATTTCCATTCTTGACCAAGACCGTAGAGGATTATCAACGATTGCTTTATTGACAAAAGTGGTTAAAGGCGCATTAGTCAAGAGATCAATCAAATGTTTTTTAAGTTTTTCTGGACTGCGATGCGCTCTCCGTTCTGTTCCGCAAGGATATTTCAAGAAAACATCTTCAGGAAGTGTCGGCATTGGATAACGATGCCAAACAGCCAAAGCAGAACCAATGTTGTAGTAGGCGACATGAAGGAAAGTCAGCCATAAACCTGATTCGGGTTCTACATCTTTTATTATGTGTTTCAAGACTGGATATACGGGGTCAATATCCCACGATCTCATTTGTTCTTTATGAAAAGCGACATAATCGTTCCACAAATTATTGTCTTTCATCAAGTTTTGTTTAATCTTTTTTTCTTTTGGGTCTAATCAAATTACTTGATTTTGTTGCCGACAATCTAGCCCGATGTAATTCTTCTTTTGAAGAACCAGAATCTTTAATTCTGTTTTTAACATACCAAACCATCGTAAAGCGATAAGCGTCTTTATCACGAAGACACACTGGCGTAACCCCGTGCCAATATTGTTGGCCGTTAAAGAAAGTCAGCGAACAATCGGGTATCGCCAAAGTTTCTTCATATTCTGGAATATGTAATTGACCGCCAGAGTCGCCTTTTCTTAATGCCAGCATCATAGACCACGAACCGCCCAAGTTGCCAGAGTCTTTGTGATACGGCAACACATTCGTGTGATTGATGATGCCAGATGTAAATGGCATATCGCATAACAACCAATCTTTGTGAATTGTTTTTCTCACCAAATCTTCGTGATCTCTGGTTTGATCGGGCGCAATCTCTTGTAGAACGCCCCACAACATCGGTGTCAAGTTTTCAAGCATAAAACCGAGATCAGCATTTTTGTTATAAAGAGATGGGCGAGTGGTTGCGAAACGCCTTTTCAATTCGTCTGGCGGTATAAAACCGAACCATTGTTCTTTAGCGAGAATGCCAGAAGCCCTCGCTCGTGCGCCATCTTTGGGCATATTGTAAAAACCACGAAAACGAAGATTCAATAAAAGTTTTTTTATATCAATCATTGACGCTAAATCAACACGCTTTTGCACGACAGATATTTGCCCTGTATCTGCATCGCATATCATCAAATCGTTTGCACGACCATCAGATAATTCAGCGAAACGATTTTGACGATCTTTTGATGGTTCCCAATGAATCAAAGATTTATAGATTAGTTCCATGACTCAATTAAATATTTGATGGCTTCCGAGTGATTATCAATAGAAAGTTTTTCACAAATAATTTTAAGTTTTTCAGTTATTTCTGTGTGGACATCTTCTTCAAAAATCAAAATGAGACTTCGTATGCCCTTGTTGAAGTATTCTTCGGTGTCTGCGCCTGCCTCAGTGCCTTGTTGAGTGTTGCCGTGCGTGTATTCCGATGCGAACACCAAATCATCAAGATCATCTCCGTCAAACAAAGTTCCCAATAGCCCTTCGCTCGTATCGGCAATTTGTTTCAACAAATCAATCAGTTCTGCTTCGTCATAAGTTGCTAGGTCATTCGCTTTATTGTCTGCCAACAAGATTCGTAACGCTTCGTTATCGTCTTTGGTTTCTATGAAGCCTGCCGTTATCTGTTGCCAGCCCAATGCTTTTGCTGCTTTCCAAGTGTGATTACCTGCCAAGATTTTCTTGGTGCGCCGATCAACCACTATCGGGCGATACTGTCCGTGGGCTTTTAACGATTCAGAGATTGCCCCGATGTCGCCTTGTCGCACATTCTTTTCGTGCGGTTTCACCGAATCAATATCTACGATCAGGTGTTCTATTTCTCTCTGTGCCATATTTACTCCTCCGTCAAAGTTTCATAATTTGCGTCAGACATCTTTAGAAGCCTGCCATCAGATTGTAGCGCAATCCAAGAAGGTGCGTCAGGGTCGCAACCACACCCAACCAGATAATTTGGGTTGTGCGTCAGCGTGTATTCGCAGCGCAAACATTTAATCGTTTTTATAGTTCTGCGCCTTGCGACATAGCGATTCGCATACGATCAACCATCTGCTTGAACATCGCAAGTTCTCGTGTCGCCGTATCGTAGCCGTGTTGAAGTGTCTCTAGATCAATCCGCAACTGATCTCGTTCTTCACGCACACGCTCTAAAGCGACTTGTAGATCATCGGTTCGTGCCTGCCAATGCTGTAGTTCGGCGTTCAAACTCTCGCTCATCTTTTCGTTCTCCGTTTCTTGATCTCTGCTTCTAACGCTTCAACTGTCGCTATCAGTTCTTCGGCTTCCATTTGCCCGACACTCAGCCTTCTGAGAAATGCTACAGCACTCTGTAAATCTTTTAATGTCATAACACTCCGCTTCCTTAATCGGTGAACATTCCCTGTGCCACCATTTCAGGTAGGGCTTCACGCTCAAGAGGGGAAGAAAGCGAAGCGCAGATTGCCACAGGGAACGATTTTGAGCCTATCGGCTGCGATTGAGGTATGCCTTCTTAGATTGTTTGTAGCTTCGCTGATAAAGCAAAGTGCTAGACGCTCTGAGGGCGACACTGAGCAGTAGCCCGATGATGATGCCGTAGCCCACCCAGCCTGCTGTAGTGGATTCGGTTTCGGCTGGTGCGAGCATCATCAGCAGTAGGGCTGCAATTGATGCGAGCGAAATGGTCAGCGATAGTTGTGGTTTCATTTTGTTTCCCCGATCTCGTCAATGTTGTAATTGATTTTTTCTACTTTGCAAAGATGCACTCGTTCTTCGTTGAGGGTCATCATTGATTTCAGGAACTCTTGTGCGCCTGTCTCTATGTCCTCGCCTGATGCTGCAAGGCTCAGCAAGTTCATAAGCCAACTCAGCGCACCCATTTCGTCTAAGCCTGATTCTTCGTCTGACCAGTCCTGCATCGCCACGATCAATCTGATTTCAAATAGGGCTGTGTCTCCGCTTGAGATCAGTTCTATGTGATCTAGTGAATGTTTTGTTACTTTCATTTTGTCTCCTCTGTTTTGATAAGTTTTTTGACTGCTGATATCGCTTGGGCTTTTGAAGTGTATTGGCAGAACTCGCCAACGGTTTCAACCTTCAGACCGCCTTCATACTTTCTGATCGTATAGAAGCGTGGGTTGCTGTCTCGGTAGTGATCACGCTCGCTGGTGATGAAGTAACAACCACCGTAGATTTCGGTATGAATGCGACTGCTGAAAAACCTCAGCGTAGCTTTGCTGAAGAAGTGTGAACCTGCCCTTTCTGCTTCGCTGATGATCTGGTTGATGCTGGTGTATTGGTTTCTGTCTGTCTGGTTCATTTTGTTGCCTCCTCTTGGTGTTCGCCACTGTAGCAATCGTTGCTGTAGAACGCTGACATTTCTAGCAAGCCGATCTCTGAGTTTTTGGCCTGACCGATTAGTTCAATTATGTTTGAGATCATTTCGTTGTGGTCTGTGCCAGTTGTTTCGTCAATTTCTGTTAGATAATTTTTTGCGATGCGTAAGCCAACAATGACTTGCGTATAGTTTTTATTGATTTGTATCATTTCGTGTTGTATGTCTTTGTCTTTTACCGAGTTAATTAGATCAATGACTTCCCGATCAAATTTTTCTGTTTTCATTTCTGTTCCTCCTCTTGGTTGAGATTTCTGACCTCATCAGTAGCGAAGTGATCGCTAGACGCTTCTCAGCGTTTCGGTCTGACTAATTGCTGTAAACGGTCAATTCTTGAATCTTGTGGAAAAGTTCTGATCTCTGCTCTCCAGTAAGACCAGCCAAGTAAGCAAGAGTGTTGATCTCGTGTTCCAATCTTTTTGACTCTTGCACGGCTTCTTCAAAGCGACTCGGATTGATCCAACCGAGATCAAGTCTTGCACCGTTCTGAAGTCTGGCCTGCTCTGACTTGGCTGTAGAAATCAGTCCCATCAATGCTTTGTCAATATCTGTTCGGCTGTCTGCGAATCTGATGATCGCATTGAACATTGAGTGAGCGGTTCTGCCTTCTGGCGTTTCGTTTTCGCTTTCAATTCCTGCAAGAACTTCTTTCGCAAGACTGTAAGCGCTTTCGTGTTCTCCTGAAATCAGATTCAGGATATTTGTTTTTAGTGTTTCCATTTCTAAGTCCTCCTCTTGAACTTGAGATTTCTGACCTCATCAGTAGCGAAGAAATCGCTAGACCCCTTTCGGGGTTTCGGTCTGACTAAATTATTTCGTCTAGAAGATCACACAGATTGTAAAGCCAATCAGCAGTAACATCTGTTGTTTGATTTGAAAAAGCAACTTTCTCAAGTTGTTCTTTGACGCTGCTGATTTGCTCTGTTAATTGTTTTGGCAATAACATTCTTTGGTTTTTATATTCTTTGCCATTAATTAATATTGTCTTTTTCATAAGTCCTCCTCTTGAACTATCGGGCTCTTTGCCCGATAACTTAATCTTGCCCGATCTACGACCATCAAACAAATCTTTTGAACGCTGCAAAGCCTTATCTAGTAAGGGTTATAAAGAAATCTTAAAAAAACTTTTCAAATAGCACACATTTCAGCAGCTTAACCACGCCGACCAGCCACAACCGCCCTGCGCCCTGTCATAACGAATTAACGCTTGCGCTGCGTCAATCGTTACGGCGACATCAAACAAATCTGCTGGCATCAACTCACGATTCAAAACCGTTTGCAAATATCCTTTTGGGTAATAAGTTGTTCGCTGAATCCAAAACAAATTTATCTGGAACAGACCAAGCGAACCTTTTACGCTTTGCACGGTGTTCGGGTCATTCTTATTGTGCGCTGTAGCGATGCAACGAGACTCACGCCAGATAATTGCGTCAGCCTTCACGACATCTTTCTCAAGCCAACCAGCATCACGCAACCGATTCCATATCTCAGGACACTTCGCCCAAGCAGGAACACTTCGCTTTGCTTCTGGCACAAAATCAAACGGGTGCTGACGCATAACGACACGCTCAATATGATGTGGTGCGTTTGCAGCATCAGCGACACTGGCGCAACCAATAACACTCGCAACAAATACAATCAACAATTTATTCACAGTAACTCCGTTCACCTTGCCTCCTTCTTGGCTTGGATATGGTTCAGTAGTTTTCTTTGTTCTGTCCTTGACAGGTCGTGGCGCAGTCGCTCATCGTTCGCCTCAGTCGGCGTATAACTCAACCCTACCAGTTCGTCTGTGTGATTTGAATATATATATATATTTTAAAGCAACAGCGAACTTTAGAGATTATGAATTGCCCCTATCGCTCTGCCTCACTGCGATTCCCAAACAAATTATTCGCCTCACACCGTAATTACTTACAGCGTGATCTACCCTCGTTCCCGAGTGTTACCAACTACCGTGCGAATGGTTTAGGTCTGTGTGAGTCTTCTTCTCGTTTTCGTTTCTTTTTTTTAAGCTGCGCCGAACTCCCGACATTTACAAGGCACAACATAAGAGTATGTGCGACCTAAAACTGTTTTAGTGAAGCCTTCGCAGATCAATTCTTTGGCCATGTAGTTCCATCGTTTGCCGTTATCCCAACCGTTGCCATCGCAAATCTCGCATACGATTACTGTTTGATCTGTCGCTGGTTTACGAAGTAATGCAAATGCTTTGTGAACTTCTTTGAGGCTCGGAAACTTGTCGTGGTGTTCCATAATTAACGGAATAACTTTCCGAGCGTCATCAACATCTTGAAACAAAAGGAAATCATCTGCTGTCCACGCATTTTTTACTGTGTTGCGCCCGATCTGACTTGTGGGGAATAGACCGCAAATGCGATCTATAAAGCCCTCTATTTGTGCTGGTGTCATTTTGCCTCCTCTAGCAAGTCTCTGAATATACCCCATTGAACATCAACTTCAACAAACGCTTCATTTACCGAATATTTCGTATCCTTCATCACGAACGGCGATTTCATAAAATGTTCACCGTCAATAAAAAGGGCGTGTGTGCGCTCGTGGTTCAACATCACAAACCAAGTATCGGCATCAAGGGTAACGAACTTGCGTTTTCTTGCTGAGAAATGAATACATTCGTAAGGGAAGAACTTTCCGTGCCAGTTATGTTTGACCTCCACTTCAAATTGAAAGTTTTTGCCCCAACGACTGCCAAGAATGTCTATGCCGTATTGATCAGGGTTGATTTCAACCTTGTAGCCTTTTGTGCGTAGCCATTCCAATATCTGGTATTTGGCGTGGTCATCTTCGTCGTAATGCTGCTGGCTGAATGGTTTATTCACTTGCGCCTCCTTCGTAGTATTCGTGCATCGCAGGGCGCACCAATTCCTCCCAGACGCTCAATCTGATCATCACTAGCCCTTCCTTGCCCCAATCGTCAGGCATCAGAATCGCTCTCGTAGGTTTACGGCGTGAACCGTAATCAGCCTCGTTAGAACGCACCTGAGCCTCAATACGATTCCACGCCGTTACAGCAGCCCCGATCTGCTTACCTGCTTTGACTTCGTTAGCAAACAAAACATCTTGCCACATCTCCTCGTTACCATCACCGAACTTGTTAGACGGTGCGACACCTAAACGCTTACGAGCGACACGCTGCTTCGTTAATCCTTTCGTGCGTGATCGCTTACCTCTCGCTGTCGGGTCAGCGCAACCTTTGACCCGTCTGTTGCCATCTTTTGCTGGTCTGCCAAGTGTTCCGAACTTCGGGCAATCAGCGAGTTTGCATTTCTCTTTGTTGCCTTGACATTCGCCTTTGCGATCTTCACTCATCATCATCATCTAACTTCTCTCCGCAGTAAGGCTTTATCGGAACAACACGCTTCACTAAACACGCACAAAGTTTTGCTTTCATCTCAACATCTCTTTCAACTCTCTACGCAACTTCGCTCTCTGTGGTGGAGTCAAACCACCGAACACACCCCAACGATCATCAGTGTCTTCCAACACAATAACCATCTCTAAACATTCTTGACGCACCGTGCAATTCGCACAGATAGCCAGAGCCTCATCGTAACGATGATCATTAAAGCCAATGTGATCAGGGAAGAACACGCTCGCACTCTTGCCACGGCAAGCTGCATCTTCCGACCAATGTTCACGACTCACTGTAAAACTTCGCAATCAAATCGTTTACCTCGCCAAACTTCAACACGGCTTCACGCAGACTGTCTAACGATTCACGATCAGTGCCATCAAAAACCACGACCCTTCGGGCGCAATCAATCAAGACACCAATCGCAAACTCGTAAGCCATCTGCAACTCCTCAGAAGGGTTGCTCATTAGATGATTGCTTTCTCATACCCATTAAATGTTTGATCAGTTCTGAACCTTCTTTGGTTGTGAGCGTGTTCAAGTTTTCTTTGCTGAACAAAGTTTTGGTAATCGGTTTCACATCACCGTCAGCGACTTCTTTGGCCAAAGATGACACTAGACCTTTCTGCTTGTCGCTGATCAAACTCCCGATCTTCGTTGCTGGCGGTGGTGTAGTAGTGAACGCTGCTTCTATTTCATCATCTCTCAACGCATCTGGAGGGCTGGTTTTTGGCTGAACATTCGCAGGGTGAGCGTTTTTAGACTCTTGCACCTGATCTGCCCTACGAGGTTGAACGGTAGAAATGCTTGCCACATTCCCTTTCACTTCCCAATCTTGTTTAGACCAAAGCGAAAGACAGATACCGAATCGCATCGCAGCGTTCCGCAAGAAGTCTCCGACAAGTTCTTTGTCAAGATCAGGTTTATCGGAACGAACCGAACCGACACCGACAAGCGATTTGCCTAACAGCGTGAGCGTTGCCCACATCGTTGCGACACCGTTTGCTTCGTGTATCGCAGGTCTGCCATCAACCCAATTAATCGGTTGCCAGTTCCACATCGGGTCAATCTCAATCAAGATGCGAGTGATTTCTGCGTGGCTGACATAAGCCAGATTGATTCCGTTGCGTGGAATCGTTCCAACTATCTTCGGGTCTGGAGTGGCATATTGTTCCAGCACCGCTTTCAACATAACTGCTTCAGTTTCATTACTCATTTTTTTACCTTCTCCCTTTTTGGTTTATTTTGTTTACTAAGTAAATAAGTTTGAATTACATTAAAATATTGATCATGTTGTTTTGTTTCGTAAAGGTATTCACAAAGTGAATTTTCTTTACATTCGGTTTCGCCTTCGTGAAAAAAAACTTGAACACTTTCAAAAAATCCTATTCTTTCGCATGGGCGTAGATCACTTAAAATAATTAGATTCCCACCACACGAACAAATAACAGACAACTTTGCTGTCATTTCTTTGCCTTCTCTCTGTGTGTTCTCATCACACGATAGGGATTACCTTGCTTTTCATATTGCTTAACTAACTCTGGGTGCGCCTCACGCAACGCTTTCGTATCCAACGAAGTCTTACCATCTTGCTGCTTCCACGATACGACTCGCTGACCGTGCAATAACCCGATCTCGTTACCCAACAGCATTTGTGCCAGCGCATCTTTAGCTTTGGCTTCCTGCTCAGCAGCCTGCTTCGCCAATGCTCGTGCTTCTTCAAGTTGTAGAACCCACTCGCCTGCGCCGTTCGGCAAATCAATCGTGGTCGGTGCGACCTGAAAGATTCGTGCGATTGCGTCAGCAGAGAAGTTGTTGATCTCGTCAAGCGGTGCGCTGTTTGTATCAACCCATTCACCGAACACTTCGGCTTCAAGACGCAGAGTGTCAATCGCTGCTGCATTCTCAGGCAACTCAACCACGCTGATACGCAAATCACGATCAAGCACACTGAACCAGACAGGGCATTGAAGCACCGCTTGCTGAGCCCAGCCTTGCCACAACCATTCGGTAGGCAGATCAGATGAATCGTGGATTGAATATCGTGTTGAAGTCTTTGCCTCAATCACGATGCTTGGTGCAATCTCATTATCAACACCGTCAAGCGAAACCGAAAGCCTGCCATCACGATAGATGGTGTCGGGTGTATTGAATGTGTAGCCCAACTGTTCGCTTGCTGCTTCAAGCAAAGGTCGCTCTAAAAGATTGCCACGCCGAAAGATCGCTGACTCTGCTTGCTCAACTGGTTCGTTTAGTTTGTCTGCAAACAGTTCGCCTCTTGTCTTGTATGGCGAAGCGTTCATAAGCGCAGGAATATCGGAAGCCCCGAACACGCACCTGCCTTGCTCATCACGCCATCTTTCAAGTAACCACTCTTTGCTTCCGTGTTTCGGTTTCGGTATCTGTTTCATTTGAACCTCCTCAGTTCGTTTGTTTATGTTGATCTCATTATTACTCAGGGGTGTTGTGGAGTTATCAGCCCCACACCATTTCTTCCAACGCCCAGATTTCTTCAATGTCTGAGAACTTGATTTCAGTCTCACACAAGTTGCCTTTGACGACATTCCAACATTCAATGACAAGGCTGTTCTCGTTCATGCCTACTATCTGCCCGTCATAATCTTTATGACCGTTGATTACTTTGATTAGGTAGTAATCACCGAACTCAAGTATTTCTTTCATTGCTTCAATTTCTTGTTTTTCTGATTTCATTTTGTCTCCTTTAGGGTTTCTCATTTATCTGATCTGCTGGATAACTGAACTTCACAACATCGGCTTTCTCTAACTGCCCTGTCATCAAGTAATCAACTTTGTAGCCCCACGAGTGAGATGAAGTTGTGTAACCATTTATTGATGACCAGTCCATTTGAACTTTCCATCTTGCCTCAATCACATTCTTGAGAGCAACATAAAACGCCTTGCCGTGCGAACCATCACGAATGCTTGTCGGAACGACAGCGTGGCAAAGTTCGTGCGCCAAGACTTCCCAAGCCCAAGCCCCACCCGAAGACCAACGAGGAATCCGAATCAAAACGCCACCATTGTAATAACCGCTACAATCACGATTACGAGCGAACACAATTGAAATTGTAGGTCGTTTACGATTTGTGCCTTGCGGGTGAAACAATTCCCAAATGCGATCTGCTTCTTTGTTGAAGATCGCTTGTCTTTGTTCCATTCGTTTCCATCGTTCTTTCTTTGGCTGCAACTTTGTTGCAATACGCACACGCTTCGCTTTCTGCTTCTGCTGAACAATCGCCGTGCGCTTCTCTCGCTTCTTCTCTAACGAAGGTGCGACACGATCAACCAGCTTGCCCGACTTCGCTGAACAAGGCAGACAGTATCGCCTGACATCGTTCTTGCGTGGTCGGGTCGGTGCTAACAATCCGTCATCGCACTTCTCGCATTTCCATCTCACTTGCTTTGTCATAAGTCCTCCTCTTGAACTTTGGTTGATTATTTCTTCTGTGCTTTGCGATCTGCCTCAGCATCTCGTATCTCATATTCTTTACCGAACTTCTTGAACACATCTGGTCGGGCGTTCATCGTGCGCCTCGCACAACTTTGAGTTACATCGCAAGCATCTGCGACTTCTTTGATTGTTACCATTTGGAAAACATTTTGTTTCGCCCATTCCAAAATGTTTTCTTTATCGTCTGTCCGTGTTTTGCCGAAAACGAATTGGCCATCAAATTGTTTTGACCAACCTTCCGAAACTTTTGCTGTTGCCAATAATTGTTTTTTGATTTCTTTCGGAACGGCATTACGAATCGGGCAACTGATATGCGCCACCCAACACGGAACACCAAATTGATCTATCGTTTTTTTGAACTCGTTAATTGCTTCTTCGGTTTTCATAAGTCCTCCTCTTGAACTTTCGGGCGTTTGCCCGATAGGTCTATTCTACCCCATAGCCAATTTGACAACAAACCGATTTGACCCTATCTACTACAGGTTCTAGGGCAGACGAGGAATTGCCCAAACATTCCTGCGAGGGCAACTCAACTCGTATGCGAAGCGGAGAAGGAGAACACTCCGCACAACTTTTTACAATACCTGATTTATTTTTGCATATCCATCGGCGGATAAAACTTTGATAGAGCGCACCATCTCAACAGGCACAGCCAAAATATGATCACATTCATCGCCAGTCAAACTTTGCGCCAACACAATATGTCTAGGCTTCGCATCAGGCAACAAAAAACCGACACTCTCAACAACCGCAGGCTCAACATCAATATCGGCAACATCAATCCAAGTAGAAGCTACCGAATGAGCATCGTGCCAAATAATCAGCACAATCGTTCCCATAACTCACCAGCCTTCTTTCTTGCGATCTAAACAAAACACTGGTGCTTGAATCGTAATGTTTCTTTCAGGCGTAACAATCGCCAACGCTTGTTGAGGCTGCTCGTGTGAGAAGCCCATCAACATCGCATACTCATCAAAGCCCTTGAGACTTCCGTTCACAATCATTGACGGTGTTGAAATGTATTGATGCCAATGACCAAGCCAAAGTGTTTGAAACGATTTCCCTGTTGCCATATATCGTGCTTGCTTCCTTGCTCTCATTCGCATAATCGGTGGATAGATTCCGCCGATACCACCACCACCAGAAACTTGATCGCCGTGCGTAATCAAATGGCCATGTTCATAAATCTTGATCAAGGCATCAGCCGATTCAGGAATATCAAAAGTAATCCGCTTGTCTGTTCTGAAGTTTCTTTCAACCATCTTCGCAAGCAGATAATCAAAGTTTGTTTTCACCCGTTGCTTCATTCGTGGTTTGCGTGTCGTGCGCCCGTGATTACCAACCACGCTCGTTACATAACATTTGCCGAACTCGTCAGTGAGCAGCCCGATAGCAGCAGCAACCTGTTCAGACCAGAACAACAGCGAGCCAATCATTGTGTCCTCGTTTGTGAGTGCGAGTTCTTCATGGATATCGCCCGTAAAAATATCGCCACCCAAAATAACAACCACACCGTCATAAGTAACGCCCGACAAATAGTGGCGTGAAAGTTTGATCACATTCTGTGTCCACTTCTCTAATCGCATTACAGCGATATCACGGTTGTAACAGTTCAAGCCTTCCATTTCTTCGGCGTTTACCACTTCGTCAAAGTGTGTATCACTCAATATCACCACAAGAGTCGCTGCCGATGATTTAGGTTTCTTCGGGGCAAGCCAAGAAGGAGGGTCAATGATTACACCGTTCACACGATCAACAATCGCAAGAGTCTTTTCTAACTCCTCAAGTCTTGTGGTCAGTCTGGCGTTCTGATTGTTTAGAGCATCACGCTGTTTACGAATCCGAATCAAATCGGTATCAACATTAGTGATCTCGTCTTTAAGACTCATTGTAAAAGCCTCTATATCGGTTGATACATTTGCGCCCGATATCAAAGCCACGCTTCTTCAACACACGATAAATTGTTGTCGCTTGAATCGTGTGATCGTTGAGTGCGTCTAATAAATCTTTACGATCTTGCTCATCTAACTGTTCAAGAATAATGTCAATCTTCTTTGGTAATCCGCCTCTAACTGGTGGCGTATCACGGATTTCTTTTAAGAGTTTTCCCACTTGTCGTTCCTTCTGTGTGTTGATCTAAGTGCTTCTCTAACTTGTCATCTACTCTGCCAACCGATTTGAATATCATTCTTAACTGTTGCTGAACTATTGCGTGATCTTCGTTATTAACTCTCGCATTTTCTCTTGCTTCCTTTTTGAATAACTGCATTAAACCTACCAGCACAACCCCAATCGTGCTGATGAGAGCAACGATGATGGCAGCCAACGACTCGCTCATTATGCGACCTGTTGCTTTGCTTTGGCGAACGCTTCACGCATCGCTTCAGGATTATCTGCGAGTAACGGCGCAATCTCAAAGTGAACCCAATCACCCATAGGCGCACCGTGAATCGTTGCCTTCGTGTAAATAGACCAGCCACCACGATCACACCTCCACCCTCTGCCGTGAGGCATCGGGAAATAGTCAAGGATTGCTTCAAGCCCAAAAGCATCAGCGTTCTTGACAACAAAATCTATTGCCTCCATCGCTTGTTTTCTGCCACCTTCTTTGATGCCACGCTTTTCTTTTGCCATAAATCTGTAAGACAGATCGCAGGCACGACCAGTTGCGTGAACACTCATACTTGATGAACCCCGTTTCGGGCGATTCACGAAACTTCCGTTGTTCCAAAGCGCAGGATACAAAGCACACAACTCTTTAATGAAAACTGCTAAACCTTTTCGCTCGCCTTGTGCGAGTCCGTCTGTGTTGCCCGTGTATGGGCGTTTCATTTTGCAGCCTTCTTCTTAGCGATCTGTTTCCCGTTGCCTCCGAAAGCGTCAGAGATTTCTTGTGCAGTCAAACTGCCATCAACCGAAGCCTTCGCCAGTTTCTCAGCGACCTGAGCGACAGCCGTGAACCCTGCGAGTGCTGCTGCTTTCCAAACAGGGATACCGCCAACGATTGCTGAACCTGTAACGATGGCCAAAGCGTTTGCCATAAAGAGTGAAAGTAATCTTTGTGCGATGTCTTGTGCTTTTTTCATTGATCTTCCTTTGTGCCTAAAGTGATAACAGAGTGTATAACAATCGCAATCGCTGTGAGCGTGAGAGCCTGCTTAAAAGTTGTGCCAGACAAAGTGATTAAGACCAGCCCTGTGCCAGCCCAAGTCCAAGTGTTATCGGCAAGATAGTTCAAAACCTTTTTCATCATTTAATCCTTACAGGTGGTGGCATCATCGTGAAAAGACTACCAATGGCGATCAGGCTGCGCCGTTGAGATACGGGAATGTTTGAACCAAGCGCACGATACGACTCAAATTGTGAACCGAATATGTTGATGATGTTTTCAAATGCTTTCTTAACTTTGTTTGGTGCGTTCTGCACCGCCTCAGTTATTGCTTCGGCTTGCGCTTCAGATAATTCTTCAGGTGCGATCTCCTCAAAGATTTGTTCAGCCTGTTCCTCAGTTACAGCAGCCAACACTTCCACCGATGTAACCAGTTCAATCGCCTGCTCTTGACTCACCTTTGTTTCCAAGATCGCTTCCACGATTGCGACCACCTTTTCAGGTGTTGCCTCAGAGATTGCTTCAAGGATTTCTTCAAACACTTCTTCGCTGATCTCGCCCGATTCCTCTGTTTCTACCTCAAACACAGGCTCTACAATCGTTTCTAACGCTTCCGAATCGTTATCTGGGGGTAAGGGTAGGGGTGGCACTGTTTCGTCAGGCACGGTTGAATCTGATGGCTCTGTGGTAGTGCTGCTCTCAGGTTCGGATTCGGCAACGGTAGTCTGAACAAATGTTTCTTCTGTTGTCTCTGTTGTTGTGGATTCTGGCAGGCTGGTCGTGGTCGTGGTGGTTTCTAATGTGGTTGTTGTTGTCGTGGGTTCGGGTTCAGGTTCGGTAGTAGATGTCTGAGGTGGCGTATATGGTGCTGCGGTTGTTGTCGTTGTGGTGGGAGGGTTTGTGCTTGTTGTTGTCGTTTGGTTGGTTGTGCTTGACTGAACTTGCGAAGTCGTTGTGGAACTTTCTTGAGGAAGGGTTGTTGTAGATGCGCTGGTTGTTGTTTCGGGCAAAGTTGTTGTGGTCGTGGTTGTCGTGGAAGTGGTGCTTGTTGAAGTTGTGGTGGTGGATACGCCGTTCGTAGTGAACGCTTCATCAGGGACAATCGCCCAACCTTCGTCATCAATGTTCCACGCCAACATAAAGCAACTCGCACCGCCGTTCTCGTAAAACCAACCATTAAGCGCATACACGCCAGCATCAAAAGAATCGGTAGTTATCTCAGACCACGAGCAGCCTTTATCACCCCAAGTGCCAAACAAAGTTTCACCGATCTGCACCGTGCCACCGTCATCGGCTGCGATCATAAACTGAATCGTGTCGTTCTCAGGAACAGTAATGAACCCTGTGTAATGAATCATAAATAGGTCATCACCGCATTGTTGGAATGGTTCGCCTTCAAAGTTTCGGTTGATGTTGTTTTCTGTTTCGCTTCCGCAAGTCTGATATGCGGTATCTGATCTGGTTGGCGGTATCTCGCTAATCGTGTAGCCGACAGCGTTCAAACCTAAGACAGGTTCAGCGTTAGCGGTTTGCGGAAAAACTGCAAACAATATTGCTGGTAGCGGTATCAACCACCTACTTAAATTGCGACCCACATCTACGGCTCGTCAATGATTGGTGGTAAATATGGTGGCAAATAAACATCGCTAACAGGGTCAAACGAATAACCAATTCCAGCATAGATGCCACGAAACGAGCCTGAATAACTTGTCTGAAGCCACTCGCCATCAAACTTTAATATGTCTGCGATGAACGCTTGACCGATAGGTTCGCTCTCAGGAAAATCGCCACCGCCACAACTGTCATTAGAAATAACAATGACAGACTCCACGATGCCATCAACAACTTTTGCGAAGTGTGCCATCAGAAAATTATAGTTCCAGATGCGGTGAACTTGTAGATGCGCTTGCCACCTGATGTCGTCACAGTTGGTGAGCCTGTCGTCGTGGCTACTGCCAAACTGTCATCTACTGAAAGAATTACTATTCCACTTCCACCAGCACCACCAGTCGCCGTGCCGAATCGTTCAGCACCGCCACCGCCTGAACCTGTGTTCACTGCGCCTGCTGTTGGGTTAGTGGAACTGTCATTACCGCCGTTACCGCCAATTGACGAGCCACCTGTACCACCTGCTGAACTTGCATATCCTGCACCACCGCCACCGCCTGCATAGTTCACCGCTGAACCAGTTATTGAATTACTGCGACCAGCACCACCAGCACCACCAACACTTCCTGAAGGCACACTTGCGCCAGCCGCACCTGCACCACCGCCACCGCCTGCACCAGAACCTAGCCCAGCCGTGCCACCGATATTTGAAAAACCAGTTCCAGTTCGTGCACCACCTGCGTTGCTACTGGCTGAGCCACCACAACCGCCACCGCCTGAGCCACCTGACCTGCCAGGAAGATAAATGCCACCGCTTGAAGTGTTAAAAAGACCACCACCACCACCACCAACTGCATTAACTAAAGTCGTCGCACCTAAAACAATTGTTGATGCTGTTCCGCTAGGCGCAATCAAACCTGTGCTACCTGCACCGCCACCGCCAACAGTAATCGTATATGTTGAACCAGCAGTAATTGTAGTTGATGCAGTTTCAATCATGTCGCCAGCACCGCCACCGCCACCGTGATAATTACCAAATCCACCACTCGCACCACCACCGACAACTAAAGACTCAAATGAGTAAGTGGTTTCATCACCTGTCGGCATCCACGAAGAAACTGCTGTGCTAACTCGTGTGCGTTGACCAAACCTAGACATCTAGATAATCCTTACGCCGTGATTCTATTTACATAGCCTGAAACCATAACCACATTGGCAGTCGCACAAAACGCACGAACAACTAACGGAGTTGCGTTGCCTTTAATAACAAGACCAGGCGTAATCAAATACAAACCTGACTCAGCAGGAACAGTAAACTCAATCAAGTCATCAGGCGATGAAACACCACCCCACTCAACAGTCAATTTACGAGCAGTCGTATCCGAGTTCACCGCATACAACCAAATCTCATCAAAAGTCGTAGCAGTAGCCGAACCAGTATGAAGTGTCGTGCCAGCCGTAGCAGTCGCAGCGACCTTAATCATTCGCCCGTCTGTGCTACCTGATAAAGCGATCTTGCTGAATGTTGCCATCGTGTTCCTTTAACTAAATACTTGAGTTGATAAAATCAGTTGATCACTTGTGGTTGATGTTCCTGAAGCAACCCAATTCGCACCGTCATAATACTGTAATTCGTCTGTCGCTTCAATGTATGCGAACTGTCCTTCAGCCAAAAGTTTTTCGCCAGCACCACCGAACGCTGCATCTCTGGTTACTGTTGTGGCGAACACGGGGATTCCTGTGCCTGCGCTGATATTCATATTCGCTGCGGTCAGCACTTCTGCTGCTGCGAACAACGGAACTTTGACTTGAGTGTTTGCCATAGTTGCCTAGTGTATATCAGGCGAGCGCATTTGTGCTATCAAGCACACCAAAAACTGCGTCATCAAGAACCAACTGAAACAGCACCTCAGTATTAAACAAACCGACAGACACCCGATGCTCACCAGCCGTAATCAAATGATTCAAACGCTCAACCGCATAAAGTTCTGTAACCGAAGCAGGGCTGCCAGTCGTATAGGTTCGGGTGATCTCAACCACATCTTGCAGTTCAAGAGCGTTAATCGTGTTCCGATCTGTGGCGTTCATAGCCGAAACGACCAGCCCAAGATCGTCAAAGCGATACTGTGGCTCAGCATACAAAGCCACCAAATAGTTTGCCAAAGTCAAAGCAGCAGCATCATCTTGAAGCAACAAATTAGGTAACGCAAAAGTGCTGATACCGAACTCTGTTTGCGAACTGGCGTTGTCAGCGACCTGAACTGTGCCACCCTCAACCGTTGCCTGAACACGGTTATAAAGAAACTCTTGCCCATAAATAACCTGCAACGCCGTGTAAGGAATGTCTGTGCCAGCGTCAGAGAACACCGCCACAGTCGGTGCAAACGAAGCAGACAACCGATCAGTGAAAGTCAGTTTGCCATCAGCAGCCACAAAACAAGCACCCTGTTCACTCGTAGCGATTGACTGCAAATAAGTTAAAGCGTTTGTGTTCGCATTGATTTGATATGCGCCAAGCGTTGTTTGCCCTGTGTCAATGTCCCGTGAAGCCAAAGGGTAATCAATCTCAGGCAAATCCAAAAGAAAATCAACCCGTGAACCAGACAACTCAACGCTAGGCGTTACATCATTCTCAACAACCGTGTTCGCTAACAAAACAAAATCATCGGCAGCCGTAAACTGAACCGTGCTGAGGTTGTAGTTGTAGATCACATCAATATCGGTGATTCTCCCTGTGAAAAGAAAGTTTGTTCCAGATTTCACTGTAAGTTTTCGGCGTGGCACAACACCTGAACGCCCAGCCGTAACATCATAATAAGGCGAAGCAGTATTGATCGGGTCAAACCGTCTGTCATTATTCAGCAAAGTGATTGAACATTGACCAGCATTGAACTGTGAGAACTGGTCTGATCTGCCACGAGTAATAGAAACCTCTTGACAATATTCGGTGATGTCCACGCCTTCAAGGTTTCCGTCAAGAACAAACTGTGTGTTATCTAAAACGCCTGCATCAATATCGTCAAGCACAAAGAAGTTGGTGATGAAACCAACCTCAGCGAGAACGGTGATCTGCTCACCTGAAGCAAGAGTGGTAGCCATTAAGCCACCGTCAGAGGCAAAGCACCATTCGTTCGCTCATACCGTTTCAAAGCGTTCACAATTTGTGTGCCGATATCTTTCCCGTCAGCACCCATACCAGCAGTTACAGAAATGTTGTATGTGCTGCCCATTGAACCTAAACGATCTAACGGAATCACAGCCTCAGCACCACGCTCACCAACCAGCCCTACAGTCGGCGCAGTAACAATCCCACCCAAAGCAAACGGAACAATGCCACGCCTACGCTCTAAATCACGACCCTGTTCAGGTGTTAGCAAACCTTTCTCAACAGCGATCTGCTCAGCAGTTTTTGGCACAGTAATAGAAATGTTTTCTTCAATGATTTCTCTAAAAGTTTCTGCAGTATCAGCAGCAAGACGATCAGTGGCAGGAACATCTTTGCCAGCCTCACGGCGTTTCTTCTCAGCGTCAGCCAACTTCTCAACCGCATCAGCTTGACGCTCAAGCGCAGCCGTAACCGAATCAACCGCATCAGCCTCAGCCTTCTGTGCGTCTTGTAACTCTTTCAACGCATCTTTATATGTCTCGCTTCCCTCTTTCGCACCAGAGATCGCTTCATCTAAACGAAGTTGCGCCTCAGTCAATGATTGCGTGGATTGCTGTTGGCTATCTGTAGCGTCAGCAACAGAAAGTTTCGCTTCAGCCAAACTGATCTCAGCCTGACGAATCGCCTGCGGTGTCGCTTCAGGGTCTTTGCGAAGATCAGCCAACGCTTTCTCAGCATCTTTAACGGCGAACACCGCCTGTTCAAGCCCATAGTTAGCCCGTTCCAATCCTCGCTGCGCTTTGCTTCGCTCTTTGTCAGCATCTTTCGCCTCTTTGGAATCTCTGCCGTAGCCGTTCGTGATTAGATTGAAACGCTTTTGCGCTTCGGCAAGTGCCTGTGTTTTCTCTAGCAGGCTCTTGTTTGATTCGTTCAGGCTCTTGTTGGCATCTTTCAAAGATCGTTGCGCTTGAGTTACGCCTTTGATTGCGTCAGTGTATTTCTCTAACGCTTTCTTGGCTTTCTCAATCGGTGATTCAGTTTTACCGCCACCGCCACCTGCGCCATCAAACAGATCATCGCCACCGCTACCAGAAGCCTTGGGTGTGAGAACGCCACCCATTCGTTCAGCGTTTTTCGCTTGCCTAATCGCATCAATCGTCTTGAATATTTGTGTTGATGCTTTTTGTGCTGCGGTGCTGATACGCCCGAAAGAAACTTCACCAATCTTCGCTATTTCTGGCAGACCTGCACCAAAGAAATTTGCTGCCTTGATCAGAATGTTGATCGCAGAAATGATCAGGTTGAATCCTTTTATCCAAAGGTTCACCATATTTTCTATGTATCCGATGATGAAATTGACTACAGAGTTCACAACTTTTCGGAAGCCTTCAAACTTGAGATATGCAGCCACAACAGCGACACCTAAAACAATCAAGATCGCTACCACTCTGCCAATCGGATTGTTTAACAAAGCGACATTAAACAAGTTCTGTGCGATAGCAGCAGCAATCGCCACACCACGCATAGCAACAAACAAAGAAATCAAAACAAGCATCGTGTTCCCGAACTTGCCCATATCTGTTGTTACATTCAAGAAACCTTGACCAAGAAACTTCAAACCGCCAGCAATACCCCGTTCACCAAACGCTTCCTCAACTTTTGTAGCGTAAGGAACAACAGTGTTCACCATAAAGTTTGCCAACTTCTCAAAGATTGGCAACAACAAAGTTCCGATCACATCTCGCACATGGCCAAACGCCATTGAAATCTTAAATGTGTCTGTAACTGTTGCAGCAGCCGTGCCACCGACTTGAGTTTCAATCGCCTTCAACAAAGTATCTTGCGCTTCAAGCATCTTGCCAGACTCAACAAGTGCTTTAATTTTCTCTTTCTCTTGTGCAGTAAAAGTAACACCCGAACGAGCAAGAGCCGTGATGCCCTTAATCGGGTCATTTAACGCCTTACCTAATTGTGTGGCGTTCTGTGATGCTTCACCGAAACCAGAAGCAGCCAAATCAACAGCAGCAACAGTCGCACGATCAAACGCACCACCAACTTCGCCAGCAGTAACAGCCAACTCTTTGAAAGTCATCAACTTTGCTTGAGTTAGTTTTATTGTTTCGGCAGTAACACCCAACTCATATTCTTGAGCGTCAGCGAGTTTGATGAGCCGATCTGTTACCTGTTGCGAAGCAGCACCGAACAGCCCCATAGATTTAGCAACAGCCACCAAACGATCATCAGCCTGCTTCGCTAACTCCGCACCCTTGACCATCATAAAAGAAGCAGCACCTAAACCAGCAGCGAGCAGCCCACCATACTTTGCGATGTTCTTTGCACCGTTTGTAAACGCTTTATCAATCGTGCGTAATCCGAATGTCGCTTTGTTTCCTGCGCCTTCAAGTTTGTTGAAATCGGTTATCGCTTTGCGGATACCTTTGCTGTCAAAGGTGCTGACAATGTTTACGCCTAATGCTCTTGCCATAACCTATGCTGCATTTCTCAAGATGTTGTCTTGCACGATCTGATTGGTTTTACTGATTGCGTTGTCAATGATTCCTTGAACCATGTCCATATTCGCCAACATTGTTCCATACATTACACGGGAACGAATTTTGCCTTGCGATGATTTCGTTGAATATGGTCGGTCAAGATTGGTGGTGAACTGGCCAGAAGTTTTACGACCTGCACCGTCATATACAGCACCGCCACCATCTTTTTGAATTATGCGATAGATACCAGTCGCACCGCCGATTGTTCTAGGTTTTTGTGTATTAATTTCAGGTCTTACGCCAGCACGAACCCTCGCCCCGTCATACGGTGGGAATCCGCTTTTGCTTCTGCCTATTGTGTGCCAGTTGCTTACACGCCGAAACGGTTGCATCGGAAACGCACTTGCCACCTTATTCACTAAAGGCTGACCGTTTGTGCGTAAATCTTTCATGATGACTTCATACATCGCACGATCATATTTGCGAAGTTCGGCGACTGCTTCCCTGATGCCGTAAGTCTCAAATCTAATAGTCATAGGCGCACATCATACAACTATCTGCGTCTGCGATTCGTTTGCTTCACCACCCACTTATGATAAGCGAGCATCGTGTTCAACATTGATTCGCTCTCATTCAAAAGAAGCGAAGGCGCAATATGGTATTCGTGAGCCAGATGAGCGATCAGCCAATGCGCTGAATCATCACCGAACTTTATTTCTCTAAAGGGCTTTCACTCTCATCTCGTGGAATAACCTGCGCTACAGTCGCAATCCAATCAGGGTCAAACTTCAATTTAGTTTTCTGTCTGTGCGTCAATGCTGACCACGCCAACCAAGCAAGATCGGTGAGGCGCATCTCTGTTTCAAACTTCACAACTGATCTTTGCCAAGTGCGTTCAAAGCCAACAAAGTCAGCGAACACAGCATCAACAGGTTCAATCGTGCCGTCAAGGTATTCAACTTGTAAAGCAATTTTCATTCGTTCTCCTTCTGATTAGTTTTTATTTATGCGGTTGTTTTGACGAGCGTTCCACCAGTAAACGAGAGTGAAGTCATTGCCAACTCTCCCACGGCTGCTGCCACAGGTGTGTGTGCTGCCAAGAATGTTCCACTCAAAGTGTAAAGAGGGTTGGTTGCACTTGTCGCTGCGCTACTTGCACGAACAGTAACTGTTGTCGTTGTGCCGACAAGAGGATAGATCGTAGCTTCAGTTTCTGTTGCTGCGAAATCTTGCATAAATTCAATGTCGCACGAATTGTTTTGCAACCCACCAGTGAACTTGTGCCCGACTGAACCGAACGCCGTTGTCTCAACGCTGTCAATTTCATAATTCAATGTAACGCTGTTCGCCCTATCGGAAAGCACCACGCCGTTCACGGTGATATCTGCATCTGTCAAAACTAAAACTGCCATAACTATTTGTCGCTTTCTTTCGTGTCCTGTTTAGGAACTTTAACATTAACTTCAGCCAAATGTCCACCGTCAAGCAGCGCATCAATGTTGAAACCTTCAAGATCATCTGCGCTTAAAGTTGCACCCTGTTTGCCGAGTGCGCAATTTTCGCTCATCACTTTATAGTTTGCCATTGTGTGTCCTATCCGTGAACCGTTACTTGGAATTGTATTTGTAAAAACTCTGCGTCAGCAGAACTTAAACTCGTTATGTTCGCACCCGATGGTAGCACCAAAGTTTGACAAACGCCACCAAGCGTCTTGTCTCCTTCAATCGCTGCACGAATACTTGTCGCACCAGAATAAGAAAGAAATCCATCAAGAATCGTGAACGAATTACGATCAACATATCTGCCGACCACCACATTGATAGTCCAATCCATTACGACATCGCCACCACCCATCGCCCTGTGATAGTTGATTGAGTTCAAAGTAGGGAAAGCAAACGGCGGATTCAGTTGCTCAGGCTGATATGCCGAAGTGCGAAGGCCAGAGATCGTAGCGAGGCGTGTAGCAAGTCCTGAAGCTACCTGAGAGACTGTGGCAGGCATTAAGCGATACCGAACCTGCGATATGGCGAGAGAAGATCACGCACATCAGGATCAACAGCCCGAACCGTGATCGCCATATCTGCGAAACCAACCACACCTAGAGCAGCGTTGAGTCGTGCGAACTGGCGCATAGCGAGCAGAATTGTTGCTTGGTTCACATCGTCAGGAACAGCAGCCCAACCCCAAACCGTTGTAACTTGCACCGTTTCAAATGCTGGCGTAGTCAGAAGCGGAAAAGTATTGCCACCAACCATTCGTGCCGACTCATACGGGCGTGGAAAGATTGGAACATTTCGTGGCTGTAAAACATAATCCACACCTTGCGTCAAAGTCTGAGCATAAGTGCCGTTACCTAACGAATCAATCTTGATCGTGATTGTGGCAGTCGCAACATCCCTATTGAACACCAGCAAATATTCGTTGAAAGGGAACATCGGAACAGCCGTGCTAGTGGTCTGATAAAAAAACCTCCCACAGTAGCCATCAATACGGCGTGAAGCCGATTCAATAGCGTTCTCTAGAAGCGTGTCATCTGTGCTGTCAGTAATTCTGAGAGCCGATTTCAATTCTGCCAAAGTGCAGTAACCATTGACGATTGCCATTAGTTATGCCTTCTTTTTCTTACCACGCTTCAAAACTGATTTCTCAACCTCAACTTCAATGCTCGCTGTCTCAACTTGTGGTTCTTCGCTCATATATTTGTTGTCAAAACCTAGTTCACGCAAAGCAGCATCAACAGATTCAACACGCTTTGGCAGATTGCGCTTCACATAGCCTGCCCGTTCTTGAAGCAGGGCATCAATTTGTTTGCTCATAAACACTCCGTAAATGCTAAAGGTTGCTGACACCCCGAAGGATATCAGCAACCTTTAAGCGATGTCTGACCTAGATCAGAATGTTGGTGTTACTAATCCTGTGCCACCGATAAGTGAGAAGGCATTTGGATAACGATTTGCTGTGAACGCTGAGTAGCCATAAACAATCATCGTTACATCAAGTTCAGCAGCCTTTGGTTGCTCAAAGCGCAACATCATTGGCTCACCTGAACCTTGTTCAAACAAGTGTGCTTCTTGTGTGTTACCGAAAATGATGACATCTTCGTTAGCACCTGCACCGTTTGTTGTGATCACATTTGCGTCAGTGATTACTGGCAAACCCAAGATTGTGTATCCCGAGTTACCGTAAACTGGCGCACCGTTACCTGAAGCAACAGCAGGCTGACCGTTGAAGTTAGGCACTGGCACAGCCAATGGTCGCTTCTGATCATCAAGTGCAGCCAAAATGAAAGCAAGTCGGCGTGGGTGCATCAGAATGAAGTTCGGGCCAGCGAAGAAGTTTGTTTGAATTCGCTGAATTGCGTCAGCCAACTTCGGATACAACTCTGCAACTGTAGGTGATGCGTCTGTGTAAGTAACGACCTGTGTGATCACATTGGTTAGTGATGTTGCACTTGTTGTTACAAACAGGCTGTCAAGGTTCGTATGGTATGCGCTAACAAGGTCAGCCATAACAAGCGAGTCAATGTTTGTGCCACGCTCAATAGATTGGCGTGAAACATTTTGCTGACCAGCAACAGTTACGATTGACACATCAAGTTTCGTGTCATCCATATTGGTTTCTTGAACAGCAGCACCTTCAGTTTGAACTGCGGTTGCTGAACCTGTCGTTACTTTGCTGATGCTGATAACCAAACCTTGATCAGGTAGTTGGTGCTTGCGAGCAACATCAAGGAACGGGCGACCTGCACGAGCGAACGGTGCAGCCAACTCAGTCAAGAATTGAGGCACGATCAAGCCAGCAAAGTTTGCGCTGGTTACATCACGGCGTTCAATCTTTTCTTCGTTCATGTGGCGAGCAAGACGCTGTTGTGCTGAGTAATCGTTGTTGAATTGTGCTGCGTAGGCATCTTTCAAGAACGATGATTCTGCTTGTGGCGAGTAGGTGCGAGCCTCTGACTTTACGACTGTTCCGCCGACAGCAACATCAAACTTCTTTTCTTTGCGAAGTTCTGCTGCTTCTGCTGAACGCTTTTCAAGTTCAGTGTGCTTTTCAATTTGTTCATCAAGTGAACGAACATCAGCAAGAGAAGCAGTGATTTCTGCATCTTCTTCAACTGTAAGTTCTCGTGCGTCTGCTGTTGCTGCCGAAACGATTGCTTCAGCCTTTGCAAGTGCAGCATCACGCTTTTCAATAAGTGTTGTGCTAAATGACATTACGACCTCCAATGGTCTTATAGTTTTTGTTTTCTTCGGAGTGTCAAAACTCAGTGAACAAATGTTCGGCTGTTTAACGGCTGCGTAACTTCTCAACTGCGATCTGCGATTTTCGCAGAAGCAACTTTGAAGTCGGTGCGATAGTAACAGGTGCAGAAGCGTTACGCAACTCTGCCACCGTTTCTTCGTATGCAGGGAAAGTAACCACGCTCACATCAAACAACTGAACCTCACGAAGTTCACGAACTGAACGATCATCTGACCAGTTATCTTTGATTGTGCGGAAAGCAAAACTCATCTGTGAAAGATCGCCTCGCTTCATCGCTGAGATAATTCGTGCAGCATCAGGATTACTTGGGTCAAGGTCTGCCTCTACACGCAAGCCACGCTCATCTTCTTCCAAGACAAGTGTTCCAGATTTTGTTCTTGCCAACGGAACTCCCTCGTGATCAATCAACAAGCGAACATCTGCGCCATCGTTAATCGTTTTGCTGAACGCACCACGCTTCACATATTCAACAAATGGCATTGGCTCTGATGGCGAATCAAACACTGAAGCGTAACCAATCAAAGTGTTGCCATCACCTTCGGCACGAACTTCAAGATTGCTGTAGGCGATAGTTCTTTTCTCGTCAATCGGTTTTGCAATCCAGTTAAATGTTTGGCTCATAGTTACCTCACATTAGTTGATATTATTTGTTTTCGCTACTGCTTGAATACTTCGGGTGTGAAGGCTTGAGCAGATCGTTGTCAGTTATATAATTTGAGTTTGCTGGCGCACCTGTTCGGCATAAGAACAGAAAGGCGTTCACTCTTGCCATCGCCCACTGTGCTCTACCAATTCCAGGTCTGTGTGATGTTGAGAACGCACCTGCGCCACGCCGATAGACCGACTTGACTGCACCCAAAGATGTGCGAGTCCAATCAGGTCGGTTGCGTTCCTTCATCTTCTCATTATGTTCCTTAACTTTGTTTTCAAGTGCTTTGTTCGTTGCTTCGTTAAGAACTATGCCACCTGTTTTGCCTTGTGCTGAGCCTTCAGGGTTCTTCTCACTGCCTTTGATCTGATCTTTCTTAGGTGCAGGCGCACGAGTTTCGTTCTCTAACTGGTTCACGATTCGTTCTGCGTATGCTTGCGTTCGTCTTGCGCTCGCTTTGCTTGAACCGCCACCCCACAACAGCATCGCTACAAGTCCAGCAGTGATCTCATCGCCTTGAACTGCGTCAAGATCAACGATGTGGCGAGCAATCCACGGGGATATTTTGCGCCATTTGTTCTCGCTTAACGCTTCACCGTTCGCCATACGGCGAGCATCAGCGACAGTTGCAGGCACAAGCCCATCACCTGATTCGCCTTGTTCGTGTAATGCCAGCCCACGCTTGGCAGATGCTCGCATAAAAGCAGGCGCAACAAGGTTCACCGCCCTATATTCCTCATCATCTTCCATCTCGCTTGAATCCATTGGCTCATCTTCATCTTCTTCTTCATCGGCTTCGTAAGTCATCTTCGCTTGCAACAAAAGATTGATCGCCTCATCAATCGCAGCAACCATCTGTTCATTTCGTTCGCTTCGCTCATCTGCTGTAGCAATATTCAACGCAATCATCTGATCTAACGCCTCTTGATGTGTTGCGTGGCAACCACCATCAACAGGAATCATTGAACCAACCTTGACAACGGCGTGTCCATCACAATTTTCGGCGTTCATAATTACTTCGTAAGGCATTATCAATCCAAATCTGGAGTCAAAACATTGATCGTATGCGTTGAACTAGCAACAATGCCGTAAAGTTTTTCGTTTGTTGGCACAAAAATATCTTGCGATTCACCGTTTCCTAAATGAAATCCGTTCCCTGTTGAAACATCTGCGCCACCTAAATAAATTTTTGCGCCACCACCATTGTGAATGTAAACAGTTCTAGGAATATTGTCGGCAGGCACAATCAAAGTTGGTGAAGTTGTAACTGTTACTGCTTTTGAAATCATAAATGTTTGCTACTTTTCTGGCGGTATGGCATCGCTGCCAATGTTCGGTGTGATTGAAGGTGCGCTGAAATCGTTGCCACCATCGTAAGGTTCACGGTTCTCAATCTCTCGTGCTTCGTTCGGTGTCATCGTGCCAGAAAGTATTTGCAACTGCTGTGCCTTAACACGGGTCATCAAGTCGGCTCGCAAGAACTCTGAAGCATTGAAACGAACCTGCTCATTGATAGGCAACATTTCGCTGAACGCTGTTTCTAATCTACGCACCCAACCTAGAAGCGTGTATTGGTAGAACGCTGAACCGACTGCTTCAAGATTCTGATATGTCTGGCTGTCTCCGCCTGTGCCGATGATTAAGTGAAGCGGTATGCGATACACACGGGCGATATCACGAATGATTGACTCTTTATGTTCCAACATTTGCATATCGGCTGCGCTTGTTGTGATTGGCCTCCACTTCAATCCGCCTTGAAGCACGGCTGGTTTACGATGTTTGTAATGTGATTCTTCCCACGAATCACGAATCTGTCGTGCCTGATCTGGTGTTAATGCGCCATCTGTTTCTAAAACTGATGATGGTGTTGCGCCTTCGCCATAGAACTGTGCCAAGAATCTGTCCATCGCTAAGCCCATACCGACAGTGTTTCGCATTGTGTCTATCGGTGAAACGCCACGCAACTGATTCGGCAAGATCAACCAGTGGATTGCACGAATGTCTTTGCTTGAGTATTCTTGTTTGCCCATCTCATAAATCATTTCGCCTGTGTCGGTTACTGCGATTTTGTTGATTGCTTTAGGGTGAATGTTTCGCATCTCTAAAGGCAAACCGTTTGAACCTTGAGGCGCATAAATGTAGGCGTTGCCGTGCAAAGCAAGAGTTGCCATAGTTTGGTGAACGAACTCAAACATATTTTGTCTATCGTTCGGGCGTTGCAGAACCGATGGTGTGGGAAGTTTCTCTATGCGACCACCACGAGTGCGAGTAAGTTCAAGTGGCATCGCAGCGATTGAATCAGCAAGAATAGTTACTGCTGAAATGACTGCGCTGTGCGCTAACGCTGTGAGTTCGGTAACGATTTCGCCTGTGTAGTTTGGATAATACGGGCGAGCCGTGATCTGATATGGGTCAATAGAAGTCGGCAACGCTCGTTGTTCAGACCTGCGAAACAAACTCATACTGCTAGACCTCCAGCAACAATCAAAAGAACTCCAGCAACAATAACACTAATCGGCACACTAAAAGCCGAAACACCCAACACGATCAATACGCCACCAACAATTTCCATCGCTGTAGTTATATTTGTTTTGTTAATCATTTCCAAATGTCCAATACTGATGGTTCAATAACTGCTGTCGCTCTAGTTGTTGCACGATCTAACGCCATCACCATAGCAATACACGCATCTATCTTACGCCTTGACTTGCCTTTACTTAACCGCCAACCAGTGTCAGTCATTCGTTGTGCAGCAGATAGCACCTGATCTGTGAAAGTTGGTGAGCCATCGTGCGCCACTTTCTTGTTCACGATCATCTCATAGGCGTTACCGCAAGCAGGAATCATTCGTGCTGCCGATTGCCCGAACTCAACCATCGGTAGCCCGTCATCGCTTAACGCTTCTGCGCTTCTCTGAAAGTAAGCAGGGTCAAAGGCGAACTCTTGCACCCGATAGGTGGCGTGAACTTCACGCAAATAAACTTCTACTTCAGAAACATCAACGCCTTCAAGCGAAGGTTGCCAAATCTTTGAGCGAACAACAGTGCAACCATCTTGAGGCTGAGCGATCACGACACCGATGCTGTCGTGCTTCAAAGCCATATCAATCCCCACCCACACAGGCAACTCCGAATCCAACTGACGATCTGACACGCATTGTTCCCACGCACCAACAGGTAGCCACGATTCTTGAGATCGCACCCACTGGTTCAAACGCCAACGGCGCATACCCATCTCCGAAGTCTGCTTGACTGCTACTGCTAGATCATCTGGGTCAAGTAAACCTTCGGCAAGATTCGGATTCGCTACACGCCACGCTTTGCGATCATCTATCAAACAATCTTCAGGTGCTTCCCACCACCAGAAACCGAAAGAGTCATCATCAACTTCGCCTGCTGCAACTTGTTTGCCATATTGATACAACTTGCCTGCAAGCGAATCAAGATCGTAGCCAGCAGTCGTAATGCTGATAGTGAGTGGTTCTATTCGTGCGCCTGAACCTAATGTCATCTGGTCATAGAGATCGTGATTCGCCTGCCCCCACAATTCGTCAAACAGCACCAGCGATGGATTCAATCCAGCTTGCCCTTTGAAGTCTGATGACAAAACACGGAACACCGAACCGAAGCGTGGCATCTCAATCGCATCACGATAAATCTTTGACTCAGCATTCAGCAAAGGGCTGTTCACGATCTGTTGCTTCGCTTCATTGAAGATGATTCGTGCCTGCTGTCTGTCGTTCGCCACAGCGTAAACCTCTGAACCTGCTTCGCCTGCGATCATTCCATACACACCGACAGCAGACATCATCAAACTTTTGCCCTGCTTACGAGGCAAACCGATTAGCGCACGGCGATAACGAAGCCTGCTCGTTACATCATCACGCTCATAAAGCGAGCGCATCAACCACTTTTGCCAAGTCGTAAAGCGTAAAGGTTGGCCTGCCCGAAAACCTTTCAGCACATTGAAATAGGTTTCAGCGAAGTTGATTATCTCATCGCCATCGGTTGCACGATTCTTGCGCTGCGTATAAAACGCAGGCTTCCACTTATCGGCTGGCTGAACGCTTTTCGGCAATCCGCTTATTGAGGTCGCTGATATCATGCTTTGTTGTTTCACCGACACCTAAAAGTCCTCGCTCTGATGGGCTGAAGCCTACCTGACCTAACAGTGTAATGATTTGACGATCAAGTTCCCGAAGCGCACGGCGATCACGCCACGCATCAGGATTTTGCTGCAAACGAATACGCAATCTAGTTCGTTCTTCGGTTGCCTCGCATAACATCAACACCAATTCAAAATCCATCTGCTGCTTCAACCAACCAGCACCCGAAGCCCAAATTTGTGTCCACAACTTTTTGCCTTGCTCGCCTAAAGGTCGCTGCGGTTCGGGTGCGATCGTGTTGCCCATAAATACCACTTCAGCCAAAGAAACGATCTCAGGCAACTTACGACCAGACGGATTACCGATACGGCGTTTGCGTTCAACAGGTTTCCTGTTGTGTCCTCCGCTACCTTTGCCACCCATAAATTTTTAGCCTCGTATCTAATCGGATACAAAGTATGCCATAAACCTTTTCCCAAAAAAACTTGTTTTGCCGACGATGCCTGCCCCTATCGGGCACAGGGGTAATCAAGCAAACCCCGTAGGAAAAATCGCTTTTGCTTTTAGGCGTTCAGTTCGGGGTGATCGGTTTGTTTTGTCGGCGTGAGTTGCAAGATCGGTGGGCTGCTGCGAGAGGGCTGTTGGGGTCTGCTGGTATGAGGTGGTCTGCCGTGAATGGGTCGTTCACTCGTTTGCCTTCACCGCATATCCAGCAAGCTACGGCGTGATCTCTGATCTGTTTGGCTCGTTTGCGGTAGTCGCCTTTGTAGTGCGGTCTGTCTGGTTTTGGGTGTTGTTTATACCAGAGTGTTTGACATTTGGTGCAGCGAGTGGCGTTCCTTGTTAGTGTTCGGCAGTTCAAACAAGGTCTATTGATTGGCATTGTTTATGTCTTGGTAAATGGTTTCAACGATTGTTTCGGTGGGTAGGTCGGCGTTTAGTGATCGGCAGTTAAACTTTTGGGCGAGGTTGTTGGTCTTTGTTTTTCTGCCTGCTACCCAACTTTCGTTTTGCAGTGGCTTTTTGTATTGGGTGGCTCTTTGTTGTCGGCGTTCAAGGGTAGTTCGGTCTGGTGCTTCTAGGTGGTAGGTCAGTAGTTGGCCATATTGTTGTGCGGTTTCAAAACACTTTGTTGTTGAGAAGCGATCACCTTCACCGATGATTAGTTTGATGTTGTGCGTCAGGCAGGTGTTGAGGAAGGTTTCCCAATGGTTGATGGCTGTCCAAGATAGTGTGTCTGTTCCAGCAAAGGGCAATTTGTTTTTGCCCAACACGATGCTTTTGCCGTGAGTTGAGTTGTAGTGGGAGTGGGCGAAAGGTTTGTCTATCTGGCAACGAAACTTCCAATCTTTTATTAGTTGTTGCACGGTTGTTGTTTTGCCTACGCCAGCTACACCGATCAAGTAAACGATTATCATACGAGGCTCTTTATCCATTTCTCTATTGCTTGTGGGGCGATTCCGTATCCAGATCGTGCTAGTGAACCTATTATTGTTGTTGGGTTTCCTAGTTCGGGCAGGGTCGGTTCGGGTGATGTTGCCCGAACATTGATGATCAGATTCCATTTGTTGCTTTTAGGCACGATACCTAATTGTTCTGCTATGTGTAGCATTTTCCAAACTTCTTCTTCGGCTTTTGTTTTGTCTCGGTGGATTGATGAGCCTAAAACTATTTTGTCTGAATATGCTGCACCGACAGCG